TTATCCGTTCGCCGCATAAAAATGGTTCAGCGCTATCAATTCAATCACCGCGACGAAAACGCATAGCACAATGAATCCCGGGCTGAAGACGCGCTTGCGATTGGATGAGCCCCCGTCGCCCAGCGAGCTTAGATCTGAGCCATCGGAAATTATCATGAAGAGCGCCAGCAGAGCATAGATCCATGCCTTGCCCCAGAAGCTCTGATTTCGCCATTGGGTCATTCTTGGTTTTCCGCATACCGCTTCAAATTGGCTAAAGAAGGCTCTTGGCCCGGCATGTTTTGTGATGGCGGCAAGGTTAGCACGCAAGGTTGAAGGCGACGCAGGCATAGCAAATACATTATTAATGCATGAATTATGCAAATTAGCATTTGCCAACCCCGAAAACTCCCTTCACTATCGCCTTTATGCAAAAACGCAACGTTTCTATCGTCTTAAGAGAACTGCTGGACCGCGACCGGATCTCCCCCACGGAGCTTCACCGGCGTACTGGCGTGCCTCAATCCACGTTGTCCCGGATCCTCAGCGGCAAGATTGTCGATCCGTCGGATAAACACATCTCGCGCATCGCCGAGTACTTCCGCGTCAGCACCGACCAACTGCGCGGGCGCGCGGCGGTGGGGGCTTTGCGCGATGACGGGCGCGACCCGATGCATTCGGAACTCAAGGATATAAGCCTGTGGGACGACGACACCCCCGTTAATGATGACGAGGTGTCGATCCCCTTTCTGCGCGAGGTTGAATTGGCTGCTGGATCAGGAAGATTCGTCATCGAGGAAAGCGAAAAGGCCAGCCTGCGTTTTGGAAAGCGCAGCCTGCGGCATAACGGTGTGCAGTTCGACCAGGCCAAGTGTGTGACGGTACGCGGCAACAGTATGTTGCCGGTATTGCGCGACGGCGCGACGGTCGGCGTGAATGCTGGCAAAAGTGGCATCGGCGACATCGTCGATGGCGACTTGTATGCCATCAATCACAATGGCCAACTGCGGGTGAAACAGCTCTATCGCCTGCCTTCCGGTATTCGCCTGCGCAGTTTCAATCGCGATGAACACCCGGATGAGGATTACAGCTTCCAGGATATTCAGGATGAGCAGATCAGCATCCTTGGCCATGTGTTCTGGTGGGGTATGTACGCCCGTTAACCTTCTTGCGTAAGAGAAAGCCCGCCATCGAGCGGGCTTTTTTTCGTCTGTAGAAAATCGTAAAACCCTTTGCCCGCAAAGCCTGAAATGCATTAGCGCATGTACATGGTAAAAATAAATGCATTTGTGCATTGACTGTATATGCATACATGCATATCCTTCATCTCAAGCCAGCCAACAAGGCCTGGTGGAGGCGGCAAGGACGCTGCCAAGGAAGACAAGGAAGGCACGCAATATCGGCAAGGACGCCATCAGGGTGATGGCAGGGATGCCAGGCAACACCGGCAAGGATGCCGACGCTCTTTAGTGACACCACTTCAGCAACAGGCAGCGATGAACCGGCCTTAACGGTTCAGAGGGTTGGCAACTGACCCGGGTGTGCAGCGTAAAGCACCAGAAGCAGTTATCCGGCAGACAGGGATCGTGGTCGGAAAAACATTGAGGAAAGATCCGTACCGCGCCAGTAGCGCCGAAAGATCGAATCTGGACCGCATTACTGAAAAGCCCGGGCGACCGGGCTTTTTGGAATGCCTACCTATAAAGGGATTTACCCAACACCGGCATTCAGCCGGCATTGCTCAGCCAGGAGGCGTGACATGACAAACGAGCAGCAAGCGTTAGCGGAAATGCCTATCTGGCTGGTGATCGTACTGGCCCTGATCGGCGGCGTATCCGGCGAAATGTGGCGCGCCGACAAGGAGGGCGCCCGCGGTTGGTCGCTGGTCCGGCGCCTGGCCCTGCGGTCTGGGGCATGCATGGTCTGCGGGGTCTCGGCATTGATGCTGTGCTACGCCGCCGGCATGTCGATCTGGACCGCCGGCGCCATTGGTTGCCTGACGGCCATGGCCGGCGCGGATGTCGCCATCGGCCTGTATGAACGCTGGGCGGCCAAGCGTATCGGGGTCAACGAAGCTCCGACGTCCCGCCCGGATCAGCAGTAACTGCCGCAAGGACGCAACTGATGACACTTATCGAAAAACCATCCCAACTGCCTGTAGCGATTGAGGACGCGCTGAAGCGTGCCTTCCCACAATTACAGGTAGGCAATCACCAGGACTTTGCCGGCACCGGGGATCATACCGGTGTGCTGATCAGGGTGGAACGCAACGGCCCCGGGGTTCGTTCCCCAGAAGGGCGCAAGGCACATGTCTTGTCGGTTTCACTCAGGGCAACGGTCGCCAGCGGGGCGGCACCTTTTGACGCGTGCGACCTGGCCAGCCAATTGATGGACCTGGCCCTGGATAACCGCTGGGGCCTGCCGCCGGATCAGTGCGATTTGCCCACGGCCGTCGTTGCGGCGCCTTCCGGACTTTCCAGCGCCGAAACGGACTACGACACCTGGACCGTTTCCTTCACCCAAACCCTCTATCTCGGCCCGTCGTTGCTCCAAGATCCCACAGGTACACCGCTGTTTGCCCGCACCTGGGAAGTCTCGGACATCGACGATCCGGATCAATATCGGCCCCTGCAGGAGTAGTCCATGTTCGACGCATTGTTACGCATGCAACTGGGGCCGATTGTCGAGCGCCTGGCAGAAATGGAAGCCCAGCTCGAAGACCTGTATCGACGCGCAGAAAGTTTCTGCCGCATTGGTGTGTGCCAGGAGGTCGACGCTGCCAGCAATACCTGCAAGGTCAGCCATGGTGAGCTGCTCACCCCGGCGATTCGGTTCTTCAACCCCAGCGCCGGTGCGCAGACCGAAACCCGTATTCCATCGGTGGGCGAACAATGCCTGCTGCTCAACTACGGCGGTGGGGAAGGGGGCACGCAGTCTGTGGCGCTGTTCGGGCTGAACAGTAGTCTGTTTCCACCGGTGTCCAGCGTGGCCTCGCTGACCCGGCGGCGCCATCAGGATGGCACCCAAAGTGACTACGACGACGCCAGCCACACCTTCAACTGGATCAACGGCCCAACCACGTTCAGCGGTTCTCGCGAACAGGTCGACATCAAGGTCGGCGCTGCCAGCCTGACCATGAGCGCCCAGAGCATCACCCTGCAACTCGGCGCCACCGGCCTCTCGCTGGATGCCGCCGGCGTTCATTTGAGCGGCCCGGTGGTGGATCACCAGGGGCGCGTGATCAGCAGCGCATAAGGATTTGCCATGATCGGAATCGATAGGAACACCGGGGCAGCCGTCGATGACTGGCTGCAATTCGTACAGCGTGCCACCCGAGCGCTGACTACCCCCTTAGGCACTCGTCAGAAGCGCCCGTTGTACGGCTCGATGATCCCGCAACTGCTCGGCCAGAACCTCGGCGACGACGTGTTGATCCTCGCCCAAAGCCACGCCGCGCAAGCGTTCTACAACACCCAGAACGGCATCGCCGACTTCCAACCCCAGGTCATCGTCGCCACCCGCCAGGGCGCAGGTTTATTGCTGCGTTTTGCCGGCACTTGGAAAAACCGCCAACAATCCTTCGAGGTCGTGACATGAGCATGCTGATCCCAGGCCAGAACCAACTGGCGGAGCCGGAGATTATCGCGGTCGATGAATTCGAACCACTGCTGGCGGAGTTCAAGGCGTTTGTCGTCGACTACGTCGCCACCCGCGCGCCGCGGAGCGCGGCCAGACTCAATCGACAACGAAAGCGGACTGCTGACCCAAGCGGCCGCGCAGCAACTGCTGCAAACCTACGCCGACTCCTGCCCTTGCTTGGACGGCCGCGTGAACCCAAGTTGGATCGACTATGCGTTCCACAGCGCCGGTGCGCGCAACTGCAGATACTCGAGCCCTTGAGGCCGATCATGATGATTCACAAAAAACGGCCATTGTGTCGGATTTTTTGTGCCCGGAAGAAAGCAAAAAGCCCCGACAAGTTCAGGGCTTTTTGTTGAGATCGAAAAAAGAGAGGGCGACTCCAGAGGGTGCACTAACACCCTAAGGAGACGCCAGATCGCAGATCTAGCCTGCAAGCCAGCCAGGGCCCTCACTGCTCGCGCGAGCGGGACGGAGCCTAGCAGATAAATAAACGGACTTGCAGATGTTGAAAGAATTCAGATGCGGTAACTGCAAAAGACTTCTCGCCCGTACGGGTGGGTTTACAGAGCTCCAGATCAAATGTTCCCGATGCGGGACGTTGAATCATGGGAAGGCCACGAGCCTCGAGCAATCGCCCATGAGCGCCATACGCCCAATACAGAGGCCTGAACTTAAATCAGCTAAGTAACGGAGTTTAAAATGGAAAACGTAAATTCGGCGTCTCAAACCTTGCAAGATCTTTGGACCCAAGTGCAACCGGTGGATAACACCGGCATGCTTAGGCGCGTGGTTTTTGGGGACGGCAAGTTTTATGCGGCTGGTGGCAACGGCCTTCCCACAACCACTCAGCTTGTCAGCGGAGGCGCGACTGGTACAACGTGGACCAAGCTTAAGGGCGTCGTCACCTCTGATAGCGGAAAGGTCCTCAACGACCTGTACTGGAATGGTCTTGGGACACAGCTTCAAGCCCTTTCTCAATCCGGCAATGTGGCCTATGGCAGCACAGCACGCCCGGAAAGGGCTTGGACAGACATTACGGCAACTGTTCGCGCGTCCGGAGACTTGCAAGGCATTGTGTATTATCAGCCAATTTCCGGCAGCGACGCGACCTGGATACTGGTTGGGTCTAACGGTAAAGTCTTTTCCCGTTATGGCGATTGGTCAGGCCAGGTGGAGCGCACTACGACCTTCACTTCTGACGAGACTGTGTACTGCGTCAACGTCATTGGCGTTTTTGTGTTGATTGCGGGATCGAATGGGAAGCTGCTTAGCGCTGTGAAGATTGCGACGGGTAATCTGCAATCATTCGCGACCAGAACCAGCACCTTCGGCACTAGCACCATCCTTTCCATGAAGCTTTGCAACGGGAAAATGTTTATCGTTGGTGCGGATGGCAAGATGGCATATTCATCCGATGGGCTTACCTGGACTGCTGTTGGAGATACCAGTTTCGGTGGAACCATCATCCGCGACATTGCTTACGGTAATGGCAAGTATGTAGCTGTCGGCGACGGCGGCAAGACAGCCGTTTCCGAGGATGGGATCGGCTGGGTTCAGCAAGCCAACACTTTCGCAGGAACCGATATCCGGAGCGTCGCCTACGGCAACGGCAATTTTGTAGCTGTTGGTGCAAGCGGCAAGATTGCTTACTGGACTCCATGATCTTCTATCTCCTTGCGTAATAGAGCCCAGCCGTCGCGCTGGGCTTTTTCATTTCTGAGTCAGGCTCGCCACAGCCAGGGTGGCCTTTCGGGGGATGCCTGGACGCGGATAAGCCGGTAGTGCAGCGCTACGGAAAAACACCGGCAGCCCGCGCATCCTGACCTCACCCCCCTTCCAGGGGGGGGCGAGACATTACAGGCGAGATCGATGCATTGGGGCGTCGACACTGGGGTTGTCTTTGGCTGATGTCGGGAAAGACCGCTAACCTACTCCTGCCGCAGTGAATTTAGATAATCCGTGCAAAACTTAGTATCGAGGATTTCTTTGCTCGGGCTTCTTGCTCCTTTCCCGATGAGCCAGGAGGACCCAATATTTCGTTTTTTACGCCCTCAAACATCGCGACTAACTCTTCTCGATTTTTCTTCATGCCGCTTTCTTTCATGTAAAGAGCGGTAGTGTTCAGCGACTTTACTATCACAACATGTTCAATATTTGGATCACCGCTCCCCGCCAAGGCGCACCGAATCATTTTTACTGCGTGCGCCTCATGGGTTTCGCACCCCTGCATATTGAGAAGAGCAACAACAGTTAGCGCTGTGAAAACTTTCCCTCTCTTCACGTTGTTCTTCCTGTGCTTGGATAAATATTTAGATTTTCCAGCTGAAGGTACGCTCTACCCGATCCAAATCTACCTTTTCAGGTCTCTGCATTGGTAGGGGCCTTTTCGTTTTCGGCTCCACCACACCCATTGCTCCAAGCTGGGAGTGGTGCTGGGGCTAACTTATTTGTACAGGTCGTACTTCGGCCACCTTTCTCTATGGAGTGGCGATGGATCCTAACGACCTGGGGCCAGGCACGTTCGCGTGGCTTGGCGGTACCGGCACTGTTCTGCTCGGTGGTCTGTTATGGCTGAGAAATTTCTCTTCAAGTCAATGTGGTTCAAGGCGTACGCAGCGGTGGCGTAAACGCCGTCGGCTCAGGCCTCAGCACCGCTGTCGGTGGCGCAATCGGTGGTTTGCTCGGCAGCGAGGCAGGCAGTTGGCTCGGTGACAAACTGTTCGGCTCAACGGATCGCCTGCCTGCACCCAATGCGGTGAGAAAGGAACTCAACGCGGCGCGCACGGATAACGTGCAAGTCACCCTCGCCCCGAGTATCCAGATCACCGGTGTAAACCCCGCCGACGCCCAGCAGGTCGTCAACCAGGTAATCCAAGCCTTGCAGTTCCAATGCATGCCGATGGTCACCGACTCCCTCGGCATCCGACGCAATGCGGCACTGGCCGATTCTCCAGGAGGTGACTGATGCGACAACAAATGGTGCTCGGCGACTTTATCTTTGGCTTGTCCCGAGGATTTGCCTATTCCTCGTTGATCCGTGCCAGCGACGGCGGCTGGAGTGACCTGGCGATTATTGCCAGCAAGTCGCAGTCGCGACAGAGCGGTCAGAAGCTGGAAAAACTTACATTCAGCGGCACGGCCATGTACGGCGTAGGCATGCAGCGCCTGGACGAATTGCGCGCGCTGCAAAATGCGCGGGCGCCGTTGCCCCTGGTTGACGGCATCGGCCGTAACTGGGGCTTGTGGCGGATCAATTCGATTGTGGAAACCCAGAGCAATGTCATCGATGACGGCACCGCCATGGTCATGGCCTGGACGCTGGAGTTGGAGGAATTCGCCAATGCGTAGAGTACGAAGTATTGCCGGTGATTCGGTCAACCTTTTGCTTTATCGGGAGTTGGGCCGTTGCGACGACGCTGCGGAAGAAACCCTCTGGCGCCTGAACCCAGAGCTTGCCGAATATGGCCCGGTGCTACCGGCCGGCGTGTGGGTAATTGTGCCTGAAATGCACGCTCGGCCGGGGGCTGTGCGACCCCTTCTGGCCTGGGATTAAGGAGGCTGCATGGCACAGGGATTTACGCCAATCGTAGAGTTTTATGGCGCCAACGCGGCGCTGCTCAATCAACGCCTGATGCGCTGGAGCCACACCGACGCGGCGGGCATTGAGACTGACCGGCTGGAGCTGACCCTCAATATCGAGGGGCTGGACGGCCTGCCCACTCTGAACGGCAAGATTGGCTTGCGTGTCGGTTACCTGGAGTCGGGTTTGGTGGAAAAAGGCGAGTTTGTCGTCACCCAACGCACCCCGGTGCTGTTTCCCATGCGCTTGATGATCGTGGCCACCGCAGCGCCCTTCAGCGTGGTCGATGCAACGGGTTACCGCCAGCGTCGATCCGCCAGTTACGGTCCGACAACCCTGGGCGCGCTGTTTCGCCAACTGGTCAGTCGTCACGGCTATTCACCGCGAGTGGCGCCGGCGCTGGAGGGGATTGCGATCACGCATATCGACCAGTCCAACGAAAGTGACATGGCGTTCATTTCGCGCCTTGCCCGACTCTATAGTGCGGTCACCAAACCGTTTAACGAACTCTATGTGTTGGCCGAAGCCGGGCGAGCCAAGTCGCTCTCCGGCCAGTTACTGCCGGAAGTGAAGCTGTCCGTGACGGATGACAACCGCCCCGGTGAACAGAGCTTCATCACCGCCAAACTCGACGAAAAATCCCGCTCGAAATACGAAGGCTGCCGCGCCAGTTGGTGGGATGCCTCCGCTGGCAAGCAGCGCGTAGTCCAGGTGGGGAATGCGCCGTTCAAAACCTTGCGCCAACGCTATCAGAACGAAGCCGAAGCCCGCGCCGTTGCCGAAGGCGAACTGCGCCGTGCGGGGCGTGAAAATTTGAAGTTGCTGATCGATTGCCCGGGCAATCCATTGTTGGCCGCGGAAGGGCTGTTAGTGCTGGATGAGAGCTGGCCGTCCTATATGCAGGGACGATGGTCGATAAAGCAGGTGGTTCATGTCGGCGACCCGGCGACGGGATACCGCAGTTCGATCACGGCGGGTGGGTTGTCGATATAGATACTTTTCGAGAGTAAAACCAATGGTGATAACACTTCCTCAACTGCTTGACGTTATGCCGGATGCCCGCCTTAGAGCGGGCCTTTTTTTAACGCCCTTGAATGCGGCTTTCGTTCGCTTCGAGATTAACCGTGCGAAGCGCATCGCCGCCTTCCTCGCCCAGATCGGCCACGAATCCGGCGAACTGCGTTACGTGCGGGAGCTGGGCAGCGATCACTACCTGAGCAAATACGACACCGGCAGCCCGGCCGCGCGCCTGGGCAATAGCCCCGAAGCGGATGGCGATGGTCCTTTGTACCGGGGGCGGGGGCTGATCCAGATCACCGGTCGGCGCAATTACCTGGCCTGCAGTCAGGCGTTGTTTGGTGATGATCGTCTGTTGCGTGAGCCGATGTTGCTCGAGCAACCCCAATGGGCGGCTGAGTCGGCCGCCTGGTTCTGGCAGAGCAATGGCCTGAATGAACTGGCCGACGAGGACCAGTTCACCACCATTACACGGCGTATCAATGGCGGGCTGAATGGGCTGGAGGACCGCTTGCAGCTGTGGGCGCGGGCGAAGGCGGTGCTATGCGTTTCCTAGCGGCCTATCGACTGATCGGCGTTTGCCTGTTGGTGGCGGTGACTTGGCAGGTACAGGCCTGGCGGTTGGCGGCACAGCTTGAGCGCCAGGCTTCTGCCCATGCACAGGCGCTCAGCCAGCAAAGCCAAGCGGCCTTGCATCAACAACAGGCTGAACAAGACAAACGGCTGGCCCTGGAGCAACAGCTCAGTGTCAGCGACCAACACCATGCTCGGGAGTTGAGCGATGCCCAACATAACCAGGCTACTCTGCGCGACCGCCTGGCCACTGCTGATGTGCGGTTG